GCCTTGCTTTAACGCTAAATCCGAAAGTGTGGTATGAAAGCAACACCTAAACGCAACCGTTCAGACTCTGCCTCTGCTGCCATACGAGCTGCGCAAGCTGTGGCCCTGGGTCCGCACAATCCGCCCAAGCATGTGGCGCTCCGTCCTGGTGATCGGCCATTCTGGGATGCCATCATGAAAAGCCGGGCACGCGACACCTGGACAGAAGTGGACCTCTGCACCGCTGGCAACATGGCACGCACGCAGGCCGATATAGAGCGCCTGCAAAAAGATTTAGACCGCGCTGGTTATGTCCTGGACGACGGCAAAGTTAATCCTGTTGCTGCTCTGGTGGAAACCTTATCAAAGCGCACTGTGAGCCTGGCCCGCGCCCTGCACGTTCACGCCGTGGCCACCGTAGGCGAATCCAAGAACGCCAGCAAAGCCCTGGCCAACGAGCGCAACACCGACGACGACACGGACGACCTGATACCAACCCTGCGGGCTGTGGGCTAGTGCTATGAAAATCATAGTCAGGTCTCATAGCAAAAAGCAATCGGGCATGATTATTGCGGGTTGCAATATCTGTGCCATGCTATTTCAATAGCCCATGACTATGACACGCGCAAACCGGGTGATCGCCTTCATTGAAAAACACTGTCTCACGCCTGACGGTGCAGACGTGGGCAAACCCTTTGTCCTGGCGGAGTTCCAGAAGCAGTTTCTGCGGGACGTGTACTCCAACCCGGCCGGGACACGCCGCGCAATCCTGAGCGTGAGCCGTAAGAACGGGAAGTCGGGGCTTATCGCTGGCCTGCTCCTGGCGCACCTGGTAGGACCCGAGGCCAAACAAAATAGCCAACTGGTGTCTGGAGCCATGAGCCGGGACCAAGCCGCCCTGGTGTTCAATCTGGCTGCAAAGATGGTGCAGCTATCCCCCAAGCTGTCCGCCATCGTGCGCATCATTCCATCGGGCAAACGCCTGCTAGGGTTGCCACTGAATACCGAGTACAAGGCCCTTGCTGCTGATGGCAAGACCGCCCACGGTCTCAGTCCCATCCTGGCCATACTGGACGAGATCGGCCAAATCCGTGGCCCGCAATCTGACTTCGTGGACGCCATCACTACCAGTCAGGGTGCCCATGCTGCGCCGCTGCTGATCGCCATTTCAACGCAGGCCAGCAACGATGCCGACCTTCTGAGCCAATGGATTGACGACGCCACCACCAGTAACGACCCGCGCATTGTGTGCAGGGTATACGCCGCTGCTCCGGGTGCTGACCTTATGGACGAACGCGCCTGGGCCGCTGCCAACCCTGCCCTGGGCATATTCCGCAGCCTGGACGACCTACGCGACCAACTCACCCAAGCGCAGCGTATGCCGAGCATGGAGAACAGCGCCCGCAATCTCTTGCTCAACCAAAGAATTTCCACTGTCTCGCCGTTCATTTCGCCATCGGTGTGGCAGTCCTGCGCAGGGGCTGTGCTGCCCTTTGGTGACGCGCCGGTGTACTGCGGGCTGGATCTGAGCTCACGCACCGACCTGACCGCGCTGGTGCTGATCGGCAAAGTCGCTGGCCAGTGGCAAGTTGTCCCCCACTTCTGGACACCCGAGCAAGGGCTACGCGACCGCGCCGCAAGGGATCGAGCGCCCTATGACGTGTGGCACCGCCAAGGCTACTTGCACAGCACGCCTGGTGCCTCTGTGGATTACGAATGGGTGGCGCAGGACATGGCCGCCATTCTGGGCGGGTTGAACGTGCAGGCCGTGGCCTATGACCGCTGGCGAATCGACCTACTTAAAAAAGAGCTGGACAAGATCGGGTGTGACGCTCCGCTGGTGCCCTGGGGACAAGGGTTTAAGGACATGGCCCCAGCCCTGGACAACCTGGAAGCCGAGCTGCTGAACGCCCGGATTAACCACGGTGGGCACCCGGTGCTGACCATGTGCGCCGCCAACGCCATCGTTGTCAAAGACCCCGCGGGAGGCCGCAAGCTGGACAAAGGACGCGCCACGGGCCGAATAGACGGCTTGCAAGCTATGGCGCAAGCCTTTGGTGCTGCTGCCCAAGCGATTGAGGCCGAGACGATTGATTGTGAGTTCACTTTTGTTTGACCTCGAAAGAGGCATGTCCCCGAGCCTGCCGGGGCCGCGTGTGCGGATAAGTGCAGGACGCGGATTAGTCGGGCAGTGCCGCGTTTCAGAAAAACACCGACTGCCAGCGAGGGAGCCAATCGGCGCATTGTCCGAGGCAGCGAGATGCTGCAAAGACGTTGCGTGTCTCGAACCTTTCGCCCTGTGGCTGGCACCTATTTTGTGAAGGAAAACCATGCTCGACCTTGACGATGTGAAATTACACCTGCGGGTGGACGCCACCACCGAAGACGATTTGATCGAGGGCTTGATGGCCACCGCAACTTCTGCTGTATCCAACCACCTGGACGGCATGGTGTTGGACGATACGGCACCGGCACCCATCAAAGCCGCCGCCCTGCTGTTGCTGGCGGATCTGTACGAAAACCGCTCTGCCAGTACCGAGCGCCCACTTTACCGAAATGACCTGTTTGAGCGCCTGTTGCAGCCTTACCGGGTAATGTCAGCATGAATCCGGGCGAGCTTGATCAAAGGGTGACGTTTTCCCGCCTGCAAACTGGCCAAGACGAGATAGGCCAGCCTGTCACGTCCTGGGTGACGTTGGGCACCGTCTGGGCTGCTGTAGAGCCTCAAGCGGGCCGTGAGTTCGTCGCTGCTGGTGCGGCTCAGTCTGAGCTGACCACCAAGATCAGAATCAGGCACCGCCCTGGCATCACGTCTGGCGACCGCGTTATTCACGATGGCCGGGTGTATGACATTCAATCGGTGATCGACTACCGCTCAGAAAAACGCCAGCTGGTGTTGCTGTGCCGGGGGTGATCCCGCGCGCGCGAGGACAAGCCTGCAAAACGGGCCTGGTAGATACATGACACGTTATGTTAAGGGTTTCTGACCCCTGCCTTCATCCTGAAAAACGGATGTTCTGACCCCTGTTTGAGTTGTTCACCGGCTTGTCAACAGCGGGTTTTCTATTGTTTTACTTCGTTAAACATCGTTCTGTGCTAACCATTAGTACAGAACTAGCGCTGTGCTAACCATTAGTACAGAACTAGCGCTGTGCTAACCATTAGTACAGCTGCCTATTTTTTAAGCGTTACTCTGAGCTGATCGGCAATGTCCTTGAGGGCATCACGAGCGCTGGCTACGCTTTTCATGGAATGAGGCGGCAACTGTTCCGGCACTTCATCTGCTCGCATCGTCCCGCTGAAGGTTCCAGACTTCTTATCAAGCACCATGCCGGGGCCTGGCAGTAGATCAACCTGCGCCCAAACGTCCGCGTTATCAATGTCGCTGCTGGTGGCTGACTTGAGGCTGGCCAGCCGTTCGCGCATCTCTACCGGCACATAGTCAACCACCACCGTGGCAATGACGCGCCCACCCACCCGCACGTCCATCCGTTCGCGCGGCACATAGATATTTTTCTGCCCCTTCTTTTTGACGCGCAAAAGGTTCTTTTCGAGCAACACCTTGATGGCAGTTTGCACCGTCATTGGAGCCGTCCCTGTTATCTCTGCAATGCGCCGGATGCCTGGATAGGCTTCTCCATTGTTGAAGTCACTGTGAAACTTGATGCCATGCCAGACCGCAAAGGCTGAGACGCCTATCTCTGCTGCCAGTCCGCTGGTGAACATATCGCGCTGCATCGTTACGAAAGTCGTGTCTATGCTGCCTGTGAGTTGTTTTGTTGCCATGTTTACACTCCGTTGGTTGAAATTTGATTGTAGAATCAGCTTTACTCAAATGAAGATATGAATAAGTAATTACATGAAGATTGTTGCAATTATCAATGAAAAAGGCGGTACGGGGAAAAGTACCATCGCCACCAACCTGGCAACAGCTTTGCACCGGCAAGGCAAGCGTGTGGTCCTGATCGACGCTGATCCGCAAGGCACGGCACGCGATTGGAGGGCCGCAAGTCCTGAGGATGCAGACTTGCCACCTGTCATAGCTATTGATCGCCCCCAGATGCTTTCTAGTTCGCTGGCTGGCGTACTGGCTGACATTGCCATCATTGACGCACCGGCAAAAGCTGAGAGCATGGCCGCTGCCATCATCCGAGCCGCCCATGTTGCCCTGGTTGTCATCCAGCCGAGCGCCGCTGACGTGTGGGCTAGTGCTGCCGCGGTGAAGCTGATTCAAGCCAAGCGTGCCATCGGTGGGGACGTAGAGGCCGCGTTCCTGGTTAACCGTGCCAGTGGCATTACCACCATATCGAAAACCATCATCGAGGGCGAGTGGAATGATTACGAGGGCATCGAGCAATTAACCACCACCATCGGCAACCGTGTAGTGTTCGCCAACGCTATGGCCGCTGGCTTGTCCGTGCTGGATATGACGGACGCATCAGCCAAATCAGAAATTATCAACATCATCAAAGAAATGGAGGCCGCACAATGGCTAAACCCTTGACCATCAAGACAAAGAAATTAGAGACCGTCCGGCCATCCGTGCCAGTGGGCGAGGTGACAAAAGAAGTCCCTGTCCGGCTGAATCTGAACATATCGCCATCGGTGCGCGATGCCTGGAAGATCGCCGGGGTTAACCGGCGCATGACCATGACCGACATGATCGAAGCTGCCATGAGCGACTACCTGGCTAAACCATATTAAAGATATGAAGATTTAATGATATGATTACGTCATCAATAAGGAGTAATCACCATGAGCACCTGGACGGACTACACATACAACACGACGCTGGCCGGGTCTAACCGGCTTGTGGGGCTTGCCACTGAGCTTAACGAGGCTATGGGGGCTGGTGGCGGTGCAACGAGTCCTGAGGACGTTCTACGCTATTTGAGGGAGGTCATCAGCATGGCTGAGTCCATCAAGGCGGTGATCGAAAAGTAACCGGCCGTGAAGATGAAAACAGACCCAGCCTTACCCGCTGGGTTTTTTATTACACAAACTTACAAGCACTGACTGAGCGCGGCATTCCCGGCGATGACTGATCCAGAGTTTCAAGCTCTTAAAGATTCCATTGATGTGAATGGTGTC